TCAGGACAATCAGTCTTCAAGAACCATGCATCGTTGTCTGTTAAGAAATGGTTAACTGAATAACCTTCTGGGACCATTCCCATGTTCTTAATAGCATTGATGTCATTGTCAGAAGTGCTTGTTCTACCAGGAGTGTTGAGCAATCTATCAGCCACAAATTGTAATTGTGGTGGAATGATCAACTTAGTTCCTTGTAGAGCAAGAATCATGTTTCTGTCATCAACAAAAGTTGAGATAGAAATGATTGCATCTTCTAATGAAGTCTCATTTAAGTCAGTATAAGTGCTTGGTCTGTTTGAGAATGTTCCGCCGCCAGTTAATGGGTGAGAAGTATTCACAAGTGATACTCCGTCTCCACCAGTAAAGCTGGATGAGAAAGCATTGTTCAACACAGAAGCAGCTTTTACTTGCTTAGTATGTGCCATAGATCTTGCTAGAGCCTTAGTGTATCTAGCGCCTAATCTGTCATAGAGGTTATCTTCGATAGCTTCTTCAGTTAGTGCAAATGCTAACGCCACAGTCTCGTGAGAGTACCTTGCAGTATAGCCTTCTGAAGCGTTGTCGAATGCGACTCCGTTTCCTTCAGCTTTTACTTGTGCGTTACCGAAACCTACGATTAAGGTTTCTTCTTCAAATGCTCTATCTGATGACTCAGTGTCAAAGATTTCAGCATGCTCGTTTTCATAACGATTATACTCCATCCCAAACAAGGCGTTTAGACCGGGTTCTAGCTCTTTAGCTAATTGTGAACGATTAATAGCCATTATTTAAACTCCTGTTACTTGAGCATAGAAGTGCTCGTTAATTTTGACTATCATGTTAACGTTTGCTGATTGAGAACCAGTTCCTAAAGTATTATTCTCAGGATCTCCTGAAAACCCAACAATTCTAAGTTGAGCAGTAGTAGCAGCAGTAGTTCCACTAATTTCAACTCCAGACTGTCCGTCTACAGTTGAACCAGCAGTGTATACAATATCAGCATTGTTACCAACAACTGTTTGTACAACTGAACCAGTTGCAGCACTTTGTACTTCAAATAATGCATTAGGATCGTCAACAACGAAAGCCACCGCGTCTGATGAGACAGTACCGTTAGGCCAGTAAGAAGAATAAATTACTTCTCCACTAGAATCAGTATATCTGCATCCCCTAAAGACTCCCAGTAATTGATCGCCAGCAGCAGCTACTAAAATAGTACCTGTACTTGCCATCTTAACTGGATCGCCTGAAAATATGTTTCCGCTTGCACCAGAAGCAATTGAGTATTCTGTAGTCCCTTCAGAGTTTACATTACTACCCAGTTTGCTATTAGGTTTTAAGCCGAAAGCAGCATTTTGGTTTGCCATAGTTATTTCCTAAATTAAATTTATTAAAAGAGTTAACAAAGTTATCCTTTGTTACCTCCGCCAAATGTTACCCTTGATTTCAACTCTCTCGAGATTGGCATCGCGGGATTTTCTTCACGCATCAGGTCGTTCTCTACTGCACTCATTTGGTTTTCGGTTTGGCTAGCGAAATATTCATTACGCTGATCTGCGATTTCTTTCGGTATTTTGCACAGTATTAACCCACCAACACCAATAATTCCAGCATGTCGACCATCATCGACTATAGGCAAATCATGAAATCCGGGGAGTTCCTCTGGTCTAACTGGCTCGAATCCTTCACGAAATCTTTTTGAGACATTCGTTTTGTCATCTTGTCCAGCCACAGATTCTCTTACCCATCGATAAACAATCCCTTGAGATTTTGCAATTTCTACAGCCTCTTCTGGAAGCTCAAGAGCTGAAGGCATCTTCCAGGCCTTTGGCCTTTCAGATTTGCTTCTGGCTTCTGAGTCTCTAGGAGCTCTGTCATCGTTACTATTTGCTCTCGTTACTTTTATCTCTTTCTTGCTCATGATTTTTGTAGCCTCGCTTTTTGTATTGCGTAATCTTTAAATGACACTCCAAGCTTTTTGGCTAATGCCTGCTCGCTTGGCGTCAATTGAATACGATTTTGTTTGCGTCCAGTCGATGTGTTGCGTGTGGCTGAAGCGACTGTTTGGACGTTTTTCTTCGCTTCCACGTTAAACTTGTGGGGTAATTCTTGTTTTACCCTCTTATCAATCTCACTATAATACTCATCTGAGTCAGTGTCAAAGCCTTCATTCTCTAATTGCTTGTGAACAGCAAAGGCAACTGATGTTGCAACTTGGTCTTGTCCAAACCAAGTATTCTTTTGCGCCCACTCTCTGGCTTTAGGTGATGGCTCATTAAACTCTTCAGCTGGTTGAGTATATTGCTCTTGAGGTTGATTTTGTTGTTGTTGAATATAAGCAGCTTCTTGTGCTTCATACTGTTTTTGCGCCTGAGAGTATTGCTCAAGTCTGGCTTTATCAGTAGTAGCTAAGGTTAAAGCTTCAGTAGCAGCAGCGATTGCTTCTGCATCTTGGGCTTCTGTTGCTTGTTTCAAAGCTTGTTTTGCTAAAGTCATTTGAGATTCAACTCTATTGGTGAACTCATCGCTGTAACTACTAGAGAAAGACTTTTGTTGTTGTCTTAATTTTTCGTTTTGATCTTTAAGATCTTTAGCGTATTGAACAGCCATCAGCTCTCTTCTTTGAAACTCTTTGGCCTGAGCAACTGCTTTGTTAATTCTGTTTTGCGCTAGAGATGCTCTCTTCTCTACCTCAGATAAATCTTTTGCTTGTTCCTCTACTTTAGGAGAAACTTCAAAGTCTTCTTTAACTTCGTCTTCAGTTACAGGAGAAACTTCTTGAGAATCATCACCCAATGAAACTTCAACAGCTTCATCGCTTACTTCTTCTTCAACGCGTCTTTTCTCAGGCACTGCTGCCTTTTCAATCTTCTCGTCTGTAATTTCTATGTCTAAATTTTCTGCTTCGTTTGCCATGCTTTACCTCTCTTATAAAGATTTAATATCATCAGGATCTAGAATTGTTCCAATGATGTCATCGTCATTAATGATTCTAACCTCATGGTCATCTTCTAATCTAAAACGAGAACCAGCATATCTGCCAATTAACACCCAGTCTTTTTCTTGACACCAAGGTTTGTTCCCATATTTTTCTGTTTCTTTATAAGCTAAAGGACCAACCTTTAGAACGTAAGCAACCACTGTAGATAGAGACTCTCTATCCATGGTTTCTTTAACAAGCTGAATACCGCCTTCAGTAACACCTTTACCTCTATAAGGCAGAACAAGAATACGCCATCCAGTTGGAGTTGGCATTCTGTCTAACAATGATTTGTTTAGTAGTTTGGGGTCTAGAACTCTTGCTTCTTCTTTTACAAAAGCATGATCAAGTTCTGATGAGGCTTCTTCTTTTTCTTCTATATTTTCTGCGACTTTGTCATTCATCGATATCATCCATATGCAGCGTTTCTTTTAAATCATCTATGAGTGAGCGAACCGCCGATAACGCACCCATATGATATTTGTAATCTTCCATGGATTGTACATTCCCTGCTGAAAGACTGTCAACTAAATCTTGTTCTCTTTTGCGCAGAGTCTTAAAGAAATACTCCGCAAGTTTTACGCTGTCCATGGCTCTCTCCTGCCTATGTATTTTTTATCTTAAATTAATTCTACCAAAGTCTGGAATCATTGGTCTCTCATCAATGGTTGGTGAATTTTTAATAAAACCAAAAGGTCCACTTATGTTAGGAGTTGGCAAATCTGGTCTTGGAGTTGCTCTTAAAAAAGGACTTCTTGCTGTTTCTCTTCCAGCAAAAGATTCAGGTGTAATTTTTTGTCCAAATAATGTTGCGCCCATTAGACCTTCTCTGTCAGTTGCAACGCCTCCTCCCATACCTGAACCTGGCATAAACGATGTAGCAACGCTTTCATCTACACTTGGAATGTTTGAAAAATCTGGCAACTCAGGCATTTTTAAAGGTACTGGATCTCTAACTGGCATAGGCATTATTCTTGCTGGAGGAATATTGCTAGGAACTTCTATTCTTTCCATAACATCTCTAATAGCTTCTGGGATAAAACCTCTCCCTGTTGGAGGACCCTTTCTTTCAAAGGCCTCAACAATATTTTCTCTGTCATTGTATTGACGCATGATGTCATCGTAATCAAAGTTTAAAAAGTCAGGAAGACCGCTGAAATCTAAATCCATATTACTAAAATCTGGTATTCCCGGAAAAGGAGTTTGGCCTGGTATATAAGGCTCTGGTTCTGGTACAGGAGAAGGAGTTGGTGTAGCCAACTGACCTTCAAGCTCTGCAATACGATCCATCATTTCTTGGAACCTTGCATCTTGAGCGGCCTGCTCTTCAGCACGCTGTGCCATCTCAGCTTCTCTGATTGGGGCTTGAGTTGCTTCATACTGTTGTTGAAATTGTTGACCCATAGGAGATTGCATTTGACGCATGAACTGTTGTCCAATTGGATCAGGCATTCTATCAGTTGGCATGAAAGCTTCTGTAGGTTGAGGTGGGGCATTGTATCCTTGAGGGGTAAAATATGCTGGACCACCTACAACTGCTGTGGGCCTGCCTATTGGCATAGGCTCTGGTGGTAATGCCATCTGGCCAGGTGCTTGACCTAGGCCTTGAGAGTAGCCAGGTACTCTAGAGGGTTGACCAACCATCTGATTCTGCACGCCAGTTGGTGCAGTTAAAGCATCACTAATTGCCATTTAGCAAACTCCATAAAACTTAGTTCCTCTCAAAGCAGCTCCGCCACCACGAGATTTACCAGCGCCATGTCTACCTGGCTTACCGCCATTAGCAATTTTTTCAGGTGTTGAATACTTAACAGTACCTTGGTCTTTGATGTTTACGCTTGGCTTAACGCCTTTTACTTTTTCCATTATTTTTACCTTTCTTTTTTCTTGCTGCTTGTAGAGCAATTGCAATGGCAGTTTTTTGTTTTTTGCCACTGCGTGTTAATTCACTTATGTTAGCAGATATTGTCTTTCTACTGCTACCTTTTTTTAAGGGCATTACTTTTTCTTAACTACCTTGGCCTTAGCCTTAGCGACAGACTTAGGCTTTTTGGATTTAGCTTTAACTTCTTTGGTCGCTTTAGCAAGGACTTTGTCCGCATCTTTGTCGACCTTCTTGGCGATTTTGTCGATGTCGATATTTGCATTCTCATTGATGATCGATTGATTGCCATTTTGTTTTGCCTCTTCTTCTTTCCATACAGCTTTATTATTTGCTGCTACTTGTTGTCTAACTGAACTCATTTGTTACCTCGCATGATATCCATTGCTTTAAATTGATTTTGCTGCTCGATTCTTTCACGAGCTATTGCATCTTTCATCATAGCAATTTCTTTTTGAATTTGTAACCTTTGCTCTGCAAGTTCATTGCCTTGCATTGCTTTCATTGCATCGAACTGTTGACGCTGTACAAACTCTTCACGCTTGCGTTGTACGTCATCAGCCTTGATGTCTAACTCTTTGCCTCTCAACTCAACCAATGGATCTGGCATTGGTGGAGGTGGCATAAACATTTGATTGATCTGTTGCATCAACTGAGAAACCACAGCCGCTACATCACGAGACACAGAGTCTTGTAATTGTTGCTGGTAACCCATGGAGATCTCTGGTGGCAACTGTTGTATTTGTTGCATCATCATTTGGAACTCAGGGTTCTGTGCATTTTGTTGATCTACAATCTCAGCTGCTCTAAATGAAACATGCTGATAAACATGTGCTTGAATGAGAGATAAAACCGCTGGGTTTGCTTGAGCGGTAACTGTGCCATACAAAGACATGTGTGAATTAATGTGTGCGTCATGATCTTGCCCAGCAAAAGCTTGTTGGGGCAATCCTGTAATCAGCCCTGCGTTCTCACTTGCAGGATCCATAGGCTGTGGCTGTGGAGGGGGTGGCAATAACTGTTCAATGTTTTGCACTCCCATGGCCGCGTACATTCTTCTATAAGCTTCATGAATACCATTCGGGCCATGAATCTCTGGATTGCTTTGTACTGTTCTCAATAACTCTTGAGCCATCATGACTCTTTGAGACATAGAGAAAGTATTCGGATCTGATATTGGTAAGACGTCTACACGCTCATCGAAGTCCACAGCCTTGATGGTCTGATTACCATTGGCTGTGTTGTACGGATAAGCAGGTGGCAAGTATTCAGCAAAAACCTTAGATAAGATTTCAAACTCAATTCTTTGTGATGCATGCAATCTTTTGTGGATTGCAGACATAACTCTTGTGCCACGCTCAAGGAGAGCAACCGTTGTACCGACTGGCGCATTTTGATTCGCATCACCAACTTGCATATCAGCAATAGATGCGAAACGCCGACCACTATCAACAAGGATTCCCAGGAGAGAGAGGAGAGTTTGAGAAGGTTCCTTGAACGGTAACGGTACAAAGGCGTCTCGCAAACTTCCACCCGGAGCGTCCATGTCTCTGAACTCACCTGGTTGT